TAAAAGCCACAATCAAAGAGCGCGAGATGCCTGAAGAGTTTCCTACCTTGAACATCGCTGTTGAACTGCCGCTGGAGAAATTATGGGTTGCTGTTCCTGAAAGAGTGGTGTTGCCGCCGTTGTTTAGGTAAAACACATACGCGATTCCAACGCATGTGTTGTTTGCTATGCGAATTCTGGTTATGGTCACGTTGTTGCTTTCCGCCAACACAGCAGAATTTGCAGTGCTATCTGCGTGGAATTGGTTGTTTGAAACAACAAGGTCGTTGATTGCTCCGCTTGCACACAAAACAATTTGTGATGTGGCAATACATGCGTTGTTTGAAACCGTGACGTTGTTAAGCTGGTTGCTTGCGCCAGATTCAACGTCCAATGTCACAGGTATCAGTGTGAATTTAAAGCTGTTTCCATCGACGCTTGTGTGCGTGATGTTTGCCAAACCTGCGCGAAGAATTACGCCTCTGTCACCACCACCAAAAGCATTTCCAGAAACAGTGATGTTGAGGCCACCACGGATGTAAACACCTATTTCTGAAGACGATAAGGCGTTGTCGATGGTGTTGCCTTGGAACACAAATGTGTTCACGTTTTCTGCACAATACATTCCATAGCTTGTGCAGCCTTTAAAATAACTGTTGCGCACACCCACAGCAGAACTTCCAGCACTTACCTGCACCCCAGTGGCTGCACTGTTGATGTAACAGCCATCCACATAGGTGTTGTCGGAAGATTCTTGTATCAGAACTGCAATGTTTGTTGTGGATGTGAACACGCTCGATGAAATGTTTACGTGGGTGCTTGCGCTACCTACAATGACACCATACGCACATTCATGTGCAGACAAATTCCCCACTTGTATGAACGCCGAAGCCGACACCAACACCAACGACTCACCAATGCTGTAGCCTTGCACACCAGACACAACACCTGAATCGCAGTTGGATACAATACGCACGCCATAAGTGGTGCTGTTGTCTGCAACAATGCCTGTGATAGAGAACCTGTCAGTGCCTGCACACTCCACAACAGTGTTGCAATCCCTGCCAGAGCAGTTTGCCACCGTCACATAGCCACTGTTGTACACATACACAGCAGACCCAGTGGATGCGTTGGAAACACAGTTCCCTATGGCTGCGTTGGTGCATTTCTCCACCCAAACATGTTCTGAACCACCGCTGAGTGTGCAGTTTGAAACGCCTACGTCTGCAATGGTTCCTGCTGTGTCCGTGACCACAGACACGCCGCGCTTGCTAGACGCCAACACACCCGACACACCCGACACACGCAACCGCCTGGATGCTGTGGCGCCATTGGTCACCACAGTCACCGCATGCTGTGTTGCGGATGCAAACAGCACGTTGGCTATCTGCACGTTTGCAAACAACCCCTGCAACGACACTGCATGTGTGCACCCATCTACGAAAAGATTTGTCACGGCGATGTGTTGGATGGGTGTGCTGGTAGAAACATTGCCAAGCAACACGCCTTCGCTGGTGCATGTGGTCATGGCGTTGCTGTCGATGGCAACCTTGTTGCAATTGCGCAACCGCATGCCCGTAGCGCATGATTTAAAAGTGTTGTTGGCGATGAGGATAGAACTGTAAGACACGGTGGCTTCGGTGTTGGGGTTGAAATGCACACCGTAGCCGCTGTGTGTGTTAAAAGTATTGCCAGTGATGAAAAAATTCGTATGTGCAAACGATGCACCTGCTGCTGCCACCACCACACCATCCACACCACCCGTGAATGCGTTGTCTTCTACACGCACACCATTGTACGCTGGGTGTCCTGTGGAGCTTCCCCCTGGGCCAGAGACGTTAGCCCCAATAGAGCCAGCAGAGATAGAACAGGACACAACAGCACCACCCCATGCGATGGCTGTGTTGGTGAAAGCCAGGGTTTGAAACCGCACACCGTCCAGCACATTGCGTGTGCTGCATTGGCGTACTGTGGTGTCGTTCGATATCACATAGAAACCAATCGACACCGTGTTGTCATACCCATAAGCCGCACAATCGGTGAATTTAATGTTTGTGCCGCCACACGCAACAGCATAACCGTATGTGGAAAAACCGTTTACTTCACATGAGACAACATTGCAGTTTTGCAACCACGCATAGTTGTTTTCAGAAACTGCCTCACCATCGCTGAGAAGCTCGTAAAACAACACACCCGTAGAGCAGTCTTGGATGTTGCAATTGCTGATAGACACTTCGCGTGATGTGCCTTCAACGGTGAACACACCAACCGTGGCTTCTGCCAGAAGTTGCTTCGTGGAGGTGCAATTGTCTAACTGCACATTGTAAGAGTCTTGCACTTGCAGTGCAGAAATCTGCACCGCACCGAAGTGTAGGTTTCTAAGCGCAACGTCTTTGCCATACTGCACTTTAACCACAGACTTTACAGTGGTGTTGGATACGAACGTGATGTTTTCCAATGACACGTTGGCAACGGGGGTAATCACCCGCATCGACAAGCCATTGGTTGTAGAAAATGCTTCCGACACGCCACCGTTGATACGCATGTTTGTCGATGACACGATAGAATCGACGATGTGTAATTCACCGTGTTTTCCATAAGTTTCGCTGGTCACTTCACCGCTGGCACGCAATTGCACCATGTCGCCGATAGAAAGCCCTGTGGTGGTAAGAAGTGTTACGGATGTTGCGCCTTTGGCGATGTTTACAGAAGGCGTATAGACATTGTCGCCCAATGTTCCAGCAATGGACACACCCACGCTGTCTGTGCACTCTGAGAAATCCAAGGTGCCGTTGTACACGCGCTTGTTGGATGACAAGGTCAGTGTGCTGTCACACCTGTAGGTTTTTCCCAGAAGGTTGATGTTGTTGGACGTGATGGCGTCAAACGCTTGTTGTACGGCCAGGGTCTCATCGGATGCACCATCGCCAATGGCACCAAAATCAACAGGCGTGACGTAATCAATTTGTGCGGTGTCTTCAACGCCCTTTGCTGTCGTGTAGGCTTTTACTGGGTCTACGGTGTAAATGGTGACATCATCAGAAGTTTTCACCACGATTTTGTAGGTTTGGTCTACCTGTAGATAGATAGGCCCTGCCCTGCCCGCTGCGTCACACACCACAGGATTCGTGTGTGGTGTGGTCTGTGCTTCGTCTTGGTACACAGCGAGGGGTGTGGTGGTGCCTGTGGTGTAGAAATACAGTTTTGCGCCTGGCAGTGAATCGCCGCCAGTGTCTAAAACTGTGAGTTTGGGGAGTTGGAAATTACTCATCGGTAGCACCTGGTGTTAGTTCTTTGGCAGCGAGGTTGGAAATTCCTAATGCAGACATAGGAATTTTATACTGTGTCATGGTTTGTTCAAGGATTTTTTTAGCCATGTAGGCGTCGCCGTCAGCGAGGGCTTTGCCTATTCTTTTATTAAGAAAACCCATCTGAACAGCGTCAAGAATCTTTGCTGGAGAACCTTTAGCCAAATCAATAAGCCCACTTACCGCTTTCGCAGTTTCCATTCTAGGCTGGGTAGGCGACAACCCTTGTTGCAATTTTTTAGCAAGTGCTGGGTACACCTGGCTGACCCATGCCATCGCATTGCGTGCTTCAGAGCCCTTTGGGAAAACTTCCAACAAAGCGTCTTCGTGCTTCTGTAGATTCTTTGCTAATTCCCACATACGCCTTACGGCCAACGCTGGTTTGCCATTTAAGATTTCGTCTGGCGCTGAAGATGTCAATGGTTTTGTGATGTCGAGAAGATGTGACATAACCCCCTTACGCATAGTGTCTTGATATTCTGGGCCAAGGAGTTCACCCACTTCACCCATCACCTGGCGTGTTTTTAATGCTGTATCTGCTGGTCCTTTAACATTGGAAAAAATACTGCGAACAAGGTTTTGTAGGGTTTCTGTTTTACCTTTATTCATCGCTTTCATGTAGGTTGATTTAATCAAAGCTGTTTTCTTTTCATTCAGCACACGGTACTCGCCGATTTTGTCCACGAGAAGTTGGGCTTGTTTGTTTCCGCTCGCGGCGGCGTCTGCAACATCTTCGTCGATAGCATCCGCAATGCGCGATAATGTGGCTTTTTCGTAGTTGTTAGAGAGGGCTTGTTGCTCTAGGGTGAGCTGCTCTTTCGGTAGTCCTTTGTAACCAAGTACTTTTCCAATGTTTTGACGAAGCGTCCACAAGGCGCGTGGATTAAGTTTTGGGGTGCCCTGGGCTAAGACGCCCAGCGTTTTGTCTTTCGCTGCCTTCGACAGTATGGCTTCAGGGTTTCCAAGACCTGTTCCACCAGATGCCGCATCAAGTTCTTGGCTGATTTTTTCAGCGTAAACACTGGCCGATTTTTCAAGAGGTATGGTGTTCTTTACGTTGCCGTATTTTGATAAATCTTCGGATGTTTTTATGTTGGCTTGAGCAATTTTTTTATTTTCGAGTGCCACCGCTTCTTCTGTTTTTGATAGAATAGCTGCGCCTGTGTTTTTTGGTGTGTTGGATTCGTCCAACGCACCCACAGACTTTTTCAACATGCCTGTGCCTTTTTCAGAAAGCTTTTGGGTGAAAGACTTCCATGCGTCGTTGATGTTTTTTCCACTGCCACTTGAACGCGACATATCTTCTGCTAATTGAATAAGGTTGCTGTCTGTCACGGCAGAAACGGGTGGATTCAAGCCTTGCTGTTTCAACGCTTGGTACAACGCCATGTTTTCAGGTGTGGGCTTGCCTGCAATGAAATGCGTTAATGATTGCACTGGGCTTGTCAGTGTGGCTTTTAAGACCTTCCCAGCACCTGTTAATACAGGCGCAGCTACACCGCCTGTTGCGCCGCCTACAATACTTTGTAAAGCTGAGTTTTTTAAAACTTCAATGGGTGCGCTTTCTTTTTGGCCAGCAACAAACGCTGCGGCTTCTTGAACCCAAGGCATGGCCAAGCCTTGCGCTGCGCCCGCTGCTGCACCCGCCTTCGCAAGATTCCAACCACGCCCTATTGCTGTGGCTGCATTTTTGGCAACACCCAGACCTGGAAACACCGCATTCAGTGCTACGCCTGTGCCCACTGGAACCAAGGCTTCAGGTATTTCGCCCCAGTCAAGACCTTTAGGGTCAATGGTCGTTCCATGCACTGTTAAGCGTCCGTTTTCGTCTGTTCCAACAGCACTGCCGTATTTCTTTTTGATCCATGTGTTAAAGGCTTTTTCAGACAGTGCTCCCTTGGCCACGCGCAAACCTGCTTTTTCAACAGCACTTAAAGTAGGTCGTTCATTTCCAGATGTTGCGGATGCTGCTTGGGCCGCTGCGGTAGCTGGAATGCCATGCTCTTTCATGAGCGAAGAAGTCAGTTGGTTAAGTTCTTCTTCGGTCATTGGAAAATCTTCCTGTAGAAGGTTTTAATATCTTGCTCTGTAGGCTTTCTTCCGTTGTTAGCTTGCATAAACCGTTCGATGTAGGTTCTTCCTAGGTAGGGCAGAAAGTTTTTAGAGGAACGTATCGATTCATTTGGGTTATTCGCGTTCGCTATAGTGCGTCGTGCCGCACTTGTGAGTTTTTGGCGAACGTTTGGGTTTTCAAAAACAAACTTTGCGAGTTTGTCGGCATCCCAATTGTCTGGATTAGAACCGAATTCTCTAGCGATGGCAACCTCAACACCTTTGTCAAGCGCACCTGCTTCTTTTGCGTTCTTCACTTCAAAAGCGATGTCGGCATAAAGAGAGCTCGCACCACCAGATTCTAGCACCGATTCTGGCAAAACAGAAAGTACGTATGCGGAAGCACCTATTTTTGCGTTTGATTCAACAGCTTTTGCTGCCTTATTCAGCTCTTCAAAAGTTGCGAAACCTTTGGGTTCGACATTGGAAGAACCGCTTCTGAAATTCGCCCATGTGTTTGCGTTGAATACAGTTCCTGGTTTTGCTGTGGCTTCTGGAACTGGGCTTCCACCTTCTGCTGCTGCGGCATTTTTCAACTGCTCTATGCGTGCGCGTGCAAAATCAGTGTCTGCATTTTTGTTTCTGATGCTGGCATACGTTTCAGAAATGTTTGCAGCCCTGGCTTGCTTGTTCTGTGCAGCAAAGTTGCCTAACGCTTTTTGTGCTTGCGGTGTCAGTGCTTGGGTTACGCCGCCTGCACCGCCTAACTGTTCAATCTGCTGCGGTGTCAGTTCGCCTGGTCCAATAAAGCCACCCAAAACTTGCGACAAATTTTGCAAGCTTCTATCCGTTTGTCCGCCCCCTGCAAGCACACGTTCAAGCCCATCTTGCAGCGATGAAGGCACCATACCATACGCTGCCTGCAAGGCGGCGTTGCGTGCGTTTGGGTCGTTCATGCCTTGGGCTGTGTTGACCAAACCCAACGCTTGTTGGGCTTGCTGCAACGTATTTTTCTGTTCCTGCGACGCACGCAACGTGTCTGTGTATTGGGATTGGGCCTGTGCCGATGCACGCGAAGAAACAAACTGCCCTAATCGCGTTGCTGTTTCTGGGTCTTGTTGCGCAACAAGTGCAAGATTCGCGTCTGTAGGATTTTCAAGGTACGACGCACCCGCGATGTTTGCTTGTTGTCTTTGTAATTCCGCAGCGCGGGCCATCGCGTCTTGCTGCAAAACGTGGTTGACCTGAAACAGTTGCAACCGCTGTGCGGCGTAGTCTGGCAGCTCGAACTGTGGTGTGTAGGATTGCTGTCCGAACATTACCGCACCACCCCGTTGTTAGGAATGCCGGCCGTCAACGACAAGGCAGGGTTCGCACCCTGTGGCTGGTACATGGACAAAAGCTTGTCGTACATTTGGTTCTGTTGATATTGCCCAGCCACCTGCATGCCGATGTTTCCAAGGTTTTGCACCATGCCAGAAAGTGCGTTCGCCTGGTTGATAGGTCCAGCATGTGCAAGTTGCATGCCCAAAGCTTGCAAGTAAGGCGACGACGCACCCAATGACGCATTTGCAAGGCCTGTGGCTGCGTTGGTGCGTATTCCAGCCATCGCTTGGCCCTGGGTGGCCTGCATTTGTGCAAGGTTTGTTGCGTTGGCGTTGCCAAGTTGTGCGAACTGGCCACGTGCTTGGGCACCATAGTCAGCCAGGGCGCCTACGCGGTCAAGGTACTGGTTGTAGGATTGGTCTGCCAGCCCCTGGTTGAACCGCATGAACCCCTTGTACGCAGCGCCGCCACCCATGCCACCCGACTGTGCGGCTGCACGACGCAACCCTAATTCCCCTTGCTGTTGCAAGAACTGGTACTGTGGGCCTTGTTGAAACCCCGACATGTCCCCACGCAACACAATGTCAGCCAAGCGCTGCTCTGCTTGTGTGCCTGTTCCAATCGACTGGCTGTAGAGGTTTCTAAGTGCCTCTTGCTGTGCCGATAACGTGCCGATGCCTTGGCCAAACCCTTGCTGAATGTCGGCCAGGGATTGGGGTACTGCCGATGAAATGTCACCACGGGCACGCGCAGAATTTGCGCGTTGTTCAGCCATGGCAGCGTTGAATTGCCTTTTAGCCTCACGTGTGGCCGCACGTTGTGCAGAGTAGTTTAAGATGCCTCCAACGATGCTGCCTACCCCTGCGATTGCGCCTCCAATGGCTGCCGCTGTGCCCATCACACCCCCCTAACGTTGCTTACAGTGGCCGCACACACTGCCAGAAACAACGTGCCTGTGTTTGTGTCTGCGGTGTGTGTGCCTAGCCTTGAAAACCGCACCACACACACACTTCCAGGTGCACCATGCCCACCTGTTGCACCTGCAAATTCCACCACCTGCACCTTGGCTGTGTCAGCAACAGCCACGGTGGTTTCAGTGTTCGCGGTTTCGCCTACCGCACCATCTTGCTTGAACATGCGCACTTGCATGCCCACACGCACATTCCCTGTGGATGCGCCAAGCAGGCCCACCACACACGCCACGTTGGACTTTTCCAGTGTGTTTGCGGGCAGCACAAAACTGCCATACACGTGTTGGTCACTGTCGTGTGGGAAGCCGTAATACAAAAAGCCGTTGTACAATGAGAGCGTGGGTGTCTCGCCACCGCGCATGTCCACCTGCACTGTGGTTTGCAACAAGTTGTTGTTGCCGCCCAACGCCTGGCCGAGTGTGTTCAGGTACCTGTGCCATTCTTGTGCAATGGTCACAGATTTAACATTGTCCGAAAATGGGACATGCTGCCCTGGTATTGCGATGTCTATTGGCATTATACAGCCCCCCCAGCAATCTTGCACACCGCGCCACTGATAGCTATGCGTATGGGGTCGGACACCGAAAGTTTTAAGCAACGTTCTTTGAACTGCCCAAGACGTGTGAAGCGTGCTTCTTTGCCGTACGCGCCCATAGGGTGTATCGACGTCCAGATTTCGTGGCCAAAGGTACGCCCACCGTCGTCGGACATCTGTAGCATGGCTTTGGGTTGCGTGCCCTGTGTGTTGTCGCCGATGAGGGTTGTGCCCGATTCAAAAAACACACGTAAGTCGTACATCGCCATGCGTGCACCGCTGCCAAACACAGGGGCTGAAACACACGCACACACGCATGTGCTGCCTGCGTAGTCAAACGTGTTGTCATCGTATTCGTACACCATAGGCAGTGTTTGGTCTGCGGAGAAAATCCTGTCGCCCAACTGTGCGTGGATGTGACCATGCGTGAATGTGTGCGTGGTGGGCGAAGACTCCAACCTGAACCACACGTTGGTGGCAACGTCGTACACAAGGGTGTTGTTGGGTGTGTGTAGAATCACCCACACATGAGAAAGGTATTGCACCGCAGACATGTGGCATGACGTGACAGCGCCGTCGTTGCGCAACACATTGTCAATCGCGTAGGTGCTGATGGGCACCACCTGGTACCCTTGGGACATGTACATCCGAAAATCATTGCCTACGAAGAACAACGTGCCTTGGTGCTGTGCACATGCGTATTTGCCAACGCAGCCCCGTTGGTATGCGGCGGAGGTGATACGTTGGAATGGGAAATCCAGGTTCCCTGTGTTGGTAAAGATTTCGTAGCTTCGTTCTTTCAGAATCCACAACTCGCGGTTGATGGCAAACACACGCACGATGTTGTCTGCGTAAGCGTCGGCTGTGGAAAATTCTGTGGGGTCGTAAGAGAGCGCATCACCTGGTTGAGACACACGGAACACGTTGGTGCCGACATCGGAGAACACGACATACGAATCCAACACTGTGCATGTTGATACTTCCGCGTTGATGGTGTCGGACAATTCAGCAAGTGTCGTTTCGGTTGCAAGGTATGCGTCGCTGCCGCTGCATATCACAATGCCATCGTCGTGTTCGGCCATGATGCAGGGCGATTTGGAGTGTGTGGTGCTGCCCAAAAATGTGGGTATAGCACCTGTTTTTTTCAGGTAATACACTTTGGTGCCAGCAACGACGACAAGGCCTTGTTTGTAGGGGTGCATGCCACGGATGGTGGCGTCTGCGCCTGCGATGGCTGTGAAGTTACGGAAGATGTTCAACCCTGGGTAGCGGTACACTGTGTAGGGATGTTTTGCACCGTTTCTGTTGGGGTGCAGAAACATGTTGGTAAGCTTCTCTGAAGACACGGGCTTGGATGGTTCCGTGTTTTCGCCTCCGACACCGAAGGCTATGTGCTGCGAGACTGTAGGCATGGCTAAAAATACCTTGTGGGTATTGGTGCGATGCTGATGTTTTGTGCGTAGACTTGTGCACGCAACGAATGGATGGCACGTTGCTGTAACATGCCAAGCTCTGCACGTCGTTCAGGCTCGATGCCGAATGTGTGCGCCACTTCAAACGCCACTGCATCACGAAGAGGGAGTTGCGCCCATATGGGAATGTCGTCCAGTGCGAAGGGTGCGATGTTGCGGCCTTGCAAAGCTGCATGCACGCCATACGCTGCTTCATCGATGATTTTGGCGTCGTCTGCGGAAGGAGTTTCACCCAACGCCACAACACCGAGGTGCTCCAACACCTTCTGGCGAAGCTCGTGTAAATTCATGGTTAAGCCTGCCATGGTGCACCTCAGTGTTGCAGTGTTGTTGTGTTGTTACGATTACACGTCGGCTACGCCAGACACGTACGCTGTGAGCATGCCATGTTGCACGTTGTTGAAATACATTTTTTCGATGCCGCGCACTTCTTCCACGGACACGCCGTATTCAACGTCGTAGTCAAACATTTCTGTTTTGGTTTGTGTGCGCTGTGCCCACGCACACGCCACAGCTTGTGCGCCACAGAAAAACACAGGTGCTACGTCGATGGACGATGCACCTACTCCAGAAATCACAGGAATCTCAGGGATTTCTTTGATGACAACGCCTTCCCACAGCATGTCCCCGTCTTGGAAAATGGGGTTGTCTTTGCCACGCACCAGCGCATCACGCATGGCTTGTTGCATAGCGGACGATTGTTTCAAGTCACGGAATGCGGTGGTGGGAGCCAACAACACAAAGTGCTCACCGCTGCCATCAATCATCACTGGGCGAATGACTGGGTTGATGGTTTTGGCCGCACGTTTCATTTTGGAGACAAGGTCGGTGGTGAGCTTGTCGCTGGACGAATCGACGTTGGACAACGAAGCGCTGTGGTCGTTGCTGCTGTTGTTGGCGGACAACGCGCCAAAGAAGATGCGGTCGGCATTGGCTGCAACCCATGCGTCTTTTTGCGACTCTGTAGCCGATGCGTACACGGTGCCGTTGAGCGATGGTGCAAGCATTTTTGCAATGATGGTGTCACGCAATTCTTTCATCGACCATGTTTTCAACATCGCACGTGCGGCGTTACGCATGTCGATAGCGGTAAGCTGTTCTTCAAATTTGTGGATGCGCACGCCTTGGCGTTTCATGGACACCGCAATTTCAAATGCGTATTGCACCAGGTGTTCTTCGTTGCCTTCCAATGTCGCGGTTCCTGAAACACCTGCGCCAGTCAGCTCTTTAATCAAAGCCATCACAATGCGGTCACCAGGTTTCTTTGTGAGGTCTTCGCGCACTTGAATGATGGAATTTTCGTCTGTGCCCATCAGTGCAGAGAATTGGTTCGCACGCACGTATTCACGAAAGAATGCGTCGTCCCACTGTTTCACCTTCAGGTCTGCGGTCACCGTTGTCTTCGCCATCATCAGCTCCTGCGGCCAACATGTGCCGCGTAGAAATTAATTGAACTACCTACGTCTGTTAAAAATGTCCTGCATGGGTGTGGGTCCAGCCCACTGTTGTGGTGCTGCACCGTTGCCCCCACGCGCGGTGTTGATGGTGCCATAATATGCTGCGGGAGATACCGCTGGTGGCGGTGTCCCATTTTGCGACATGTATTCTTGCATGCGCCTTTGCACTTCTTCAGCGATGCGACGTTCTAAATCTTTTTCGCTGCTTTGCCCCTGTTCGCGGGCTTTGCGCTCCAACTGGACAAGCTGATACATTTCCAGCGACGGGTGGGCCGATTGCGCAACCCTTTGTGCCAACGAGGGGTTGGCTCTGGCCATGTCGGCGTATTCGGTCAGCGCATCGTCGTAGTCTTGGTACATGGCACGTGCTTGGGCTTCCGACATGGCATACCGTTGGGCATCCAACTGGGCCTGCATGCGCTTGTTGAACCGCTCTTCGGCCTTGGTGAACGCACCTGGTATGTCCTGGAGAAATTCTTCGTCACTAGCAATCACCTTGTCTGGTTGCTGCACACGGGCTTCGATGGCCGATAAGCGGGCTTCAAGCTGTTGGGCGTATTGCTGGGCTTGTTGCCGTTTTCGCCGCTCCTCCGTCAAGGCTTTCACTGGAACGTGGTGTTCTTTGGGTGGTGGCTCTTGGATGGGGGGCTGCGTGTTGATGGGGTCTACGTCTGCGGCCTGCACGGTCTCTTGTGGTGGCGTATTTTTCGCCGACACGTCCGCACTTGGCTGCTCTGCCGCACCTTCGGCCTGAATGGCTGGTTCCAACTCTAACATGTGTCACCTTTTTCCACCGTGTCGCCGTGGGCGCGTTTTTTTGCACCATGGGGTGCCCTATGGTATCAACATGGTGGAAATTCACGCGCCGATCAAGCAATAGCGGTATACTTGTGATACCTGGAATACATGGGGGATAAAATGCCTGGCATACCTGAACTTGCCGCCGAACCACACACCCGCGCTGAAAAGCCACTGCAAAACGCACCGACGGGGGTGTATAACCCCAAGGGTAGGACTGGGGTGTTTCTGGACAGATACAAGGTGAGGCAATACGCCAGCATGCGCGGCGTCAACAACACGACTCTGGCCGCTGAACTAGGGATAAGCCCTGCCGCATTTTCACGGTACTTCTCACTTTACGGGCCATCCAAAGAGTGTCTCGCAAGGATAGCCGAACTTCTAGGCGTCGATGAAGAGTATTTCATCCGCCAGACGCCAAACCCTCGCGTCCACGGAAAACCAAAAGCAAAGAGGCAGCGGAAGAAGGCTGCACAGGCTAAGAAGGCCAAACAGAAGGCTGCACAGGCTGCAAAGCCCAAAAAGAAGGCATCCAAGGCTAAAAAACATGCTAAAACTGGTGGCAAAAGCAGCAAAAAACACGGCAGCCAACTGGGTTAGCTACGTTTTGGTTGGGCTGGTTGTTGCAGGGCTTTTAGCAGCTTTGCTTGTGCTTCTGCCACTTTTAGCCCTCTATCGTGTGCTGTCTCCATCGACGGATTGACGGCCTGGGCCTCATAAAGCGACGCCTGGGCTTCGTCTTTATCAGCCTTGGCGTGCTTGGCGCGTAGGTCCGCCTGCAAGCTTGCCTGCTGCATTTGGGCTTGCTGGGCTTGCTGCTGCTGCTGTTCTGGCGTGAGGTTTTGCCCACGCATGCGGTCGAGGATTTGCTGCTTGTTGCGCAACGACGAGGCCTCGATGACGATGTCAGGAGGTATGGGCAGCCCACTGGACACCATGTTGGCAATGACCGCAAACTCTTCTTGTTGCAGAACCGTGGAATCCACGGATTCCTCGATTACTATGTCCACATCCAGGTATTTGACGTCGTTTTGGACCTGTCCAGAGGGCTGTGAGAGCATTTGGGCGATGCCTGGGTCTAGCAGTTCTGGCGGGGGGATTTCCACCCCCTGCTGGGCTAAGAGTTCAGCGTTGGTGAGGGGTTTATTAAGGCCGACATAGCGTAGATTGGCTTCGTCGTCGGTGACACGCACCCATTTTTCAGCGGTCCAGAACTGTTTAATTGCGTACCAAATAGCCCGATAAGAGCGTAGGCGGAGGCTTCGGAAGTTGTCACGGATAACCTCCAGTTCCAGCATGCCCCCTTGCTGGCGGGTCTGAAGGGCAATTCCAGACTGCCCGCGGGGTTCTTTGCCACTTAACGCCGCCGCCGCACCCACCATGTCCATTTCGGACTTGGCTTCTTGCAGCAAAATCAACTGCCCGTCCATGAACTCGCCTTGGGGGACCACTTCAAACCGCATGCCAGGGGCTACTTCGACATGCCCATCAGGCCGAGACATTTGGGCTTTGGCTGTCGGCACATCCACAGCCCCTTGCTCTCCGATGGTTTGGCGAACATTCAACAAGTGCAAGGCTTTGGACCTGCGTTTGTTGATTTCGTCTTGCAAGGGCACTAAGTTACGCACAACACCATAGCGGTCGTTGTCGCGGTCGATTTTAGCCGACTGTAGCAAAACGGGACACACGGGTGCGCCGTATTCGTTTTGCAGCCAGGAGGGTTGGTGGTCAACGAGGATGCCACCCCCACAGAACGTCACCTGCATCCACGCAGGGTGTGCGTCCCAATGGCCAATACGGTAGTAGGTCTGGATGATGCGGACACGGTTGCGGCCGTTTTGGCCGTCTGCCCAGGTAGAACGCACTGGGCGGTCGTCGTAGGTGTTGGATGTGTTGCCCACGTCTGTGGAAAGTGTTGCGTCGATGCGTTCTTTGCTGCCTGGGAACAGCTCCAAAGCATCTTGGTAGTCCATCCATTGAACCACGCCCACATATTTCGCATCGGAGAAATCGTGTCTGCGGCTGCGGGGGTCGAAAAACACGCGGTCCCATGGCACATGCCTAAGGCAGATGTCGTGGTCGTTTTTGGCTTGGGCCTGTTTTACCACTAATTCCACAGCGCCAATGCCTTCGATGAGCAGTTCTGAAAACGCAGCGGAATATTCAAACTGCGCGTCACTGTAGTCCAGAACATAGCGCACGGCATCGGTCACGGCCGCAGCACCCCCTTCATCCACCACGGCGTTTCTGGGCCATGCACGTGGGCGTGTGCGTGATTTTCGCTCTTCGCCGAGGATGAAGTCTACTTTTGGGGCAATGCGGTTTACGACTGTGGGCGGTTGCCCACGGCGTTGCAATTCAGCCAGCTCTTCGGCTGTCCATTGTGTGCCGTCGTAGTAGTCGCGGTCACGTTCAGAGAGTTTGCGCGACTCCATAGAGGCGTCTTCGGAGTCTAGAAACCATTTTTTCAGAAGCCCAAGGTCAGGGGCTTGTAGCAGTTCGTCTTGGGATTTATCGGCCATGGACACACGCTATCACGGCGCATGCCCATGGCCAACCCGCATGCACATCAACAGTACGCCCACCCTGTAGGGCGCACAGCGGCTAAAAAATCACACTATGCGCCAGAAGTCCACGCCTTCGGCTTCGCGTTGCACTTCTCGAAGGCTCCTGCGCGTTTGAGATGGCGACGAGGTGACGAGATGGGCATGCACGTCTTCGAGGCCACGTGCAAACACACCGCATGCATCCACTGCGTCGTCGTATTTGGTGCCTGGGAAACCTGTGAGCTGGCCCAACACACGCTCACCGAAGTGTGTGTTTGGCAACGAGACATTGCCCATCGCTGCCCTGGCTTGAAACGCACGTGCGCGGGTGGCTTTGTCGGTGATGGATGCCACCCACACCATGCGTGCAAATGTGTTGCGTTCCCGCATGCGTTTGATGAGGAACGGTTCGATGGCACGACGGATAACGCCCGATTCGCCAAACACAGCGAGGGGTTTGTACGCCACCACGAAATCTAAGAGCTTGTCTATCCACACGTTGGCGGTGGATTGGCCGCTGTACCCGTCGATGAGATAGGAAACGTTGTCTTCGCCCTGTGCGAAAACAAGAAGTTCGGTGTAGTCGCCGTTGCTGTCGGTCACCGCAAAGTCTGTGCCTATGTACGTATGCATGTGCTTGGCGTTGGTGTGCACGTTAGGGCTGTGGCGTTTGAACCAGGCTTTTTTAAAGAACGCGCCTTCGTCTGTGGTGGGTTTTTGCTGGTACAGCGCCTGCCAGTCGCGGGGCACCAAAACACTGCGGGTGCGTTTGAGTTCTTCGAGGGGGTACCACGAGGGCCACAGTGCTTCTTCGTAGTCTGTGCCTTCGTTTTTGATGGCGGGGAGTTCCAGAATCTCCCACTTGTCGCCGCCGTTGTCTTGGGCTTCTAGCAGGCGGCCTGCAAGGTCCAATTGGTGCCATCGAGTCATGACCAACACCAAAGCTGCATTGGGCATGCGGCGTGTGTAGAGAACCGACGAATACCAATCCCAGACCGCTTCACGCACCAATGGACTGTCGGCGTCTTCACGAGACCTTAAGGGGTCGTCGATAATGGCGCAGTTATGCACAAGTATTCCGTCGGCAAAAAAGTTATGCGTTACTTCTACCTGGATGTCGTACACGGCACATTCCACGTCGTTGGGCTCCATGGCTGCGGTGACAATGGCTTGGGTGCCAAAGACATTCCCTTGGCCGAGGCAGAAAACTTTCTTATCGTGCACAGTGTGTGCTGGTTTGTAACCTTCGTCGGTGTAGATAAGGTGCTCTTTCGTGCATTTAAGGGTACGGCCTTCTGCTTGCACCTTTAAAATGTTTTTGGCCTGGCTTATTTTGTAGGCCGTGACCTTGCCCCATCGGGTTTTGCCCTGCGCATGGTCGTAGGAAAGCACGTCGGGTATTGGGTTGCACTGACACAGCTCTTTAATACAGAGCTGGCCTTCGCGCGTAATGACCTTTGTGTCACCAACCACACAGTGGCTTCCCCTTCCCGTAAGCCCACCGCCCACCCCCGCTGCCACATAAACCCCACCTTGCGGCAAGTGAAAGATGCTACGGCTTTTGGAGTCTTCAGCGAGGGAAACACCAGGAAACACCGTGGTAAAAGCTTCTGAACCGATGATGTTTCTGACATCGCGGCCAAAACCATGGGCCAGGTCTGCGCTGTAAGATGCGGCGATGAACTGTTTTTCGGGGTTGCGGCCAAGGTACCAGGCGGGAAAAAGCTTTGAAATAAGCATCGATTTGCCGCTTCTGGGGGGCGTAAAAACCATGAGACGCCTGATGTCGCCACGCTCGACGGCCTCCAGGCGTTCGATGATGGCTTTGTGGTGGGCTGCCACTTCGTAGGTTGGGTAGATGCGTTTTGCGAAGGCGTCGAGGTGCTCGCGGGATTGGCGGCGGGCTAAAAGTTCTTTGGCTGCTTCTATTGCAACGTTTCCACGGATTGGTTCGTCTGCCATAGGCTTTTGTTATGCTCTCTCTCCCTAAAGGGAAAGAGCTTCTAGAGTTGCACTGAAAATACGCCTGGGCCGTCACTTGCGTGACACGGCTCACCCCATTGGGGTTCCCCGTTGCTTGGGGCGATCTTCAACTCCAGACAACTGCGCGACCATGCGCGCTGACCCGCATCCAGGCTACTACTACGTGCTGACGTTTGACCTTGAACACGGTTATTTACTCCGCGTCCTAGCCTTGCGGCACCAGCCCGTAGATACGTGATGATTTCAGGAAACATGACGCGCTCACCAAAGGCAAGCTTATGCATGTTGACCGATCCGACAACATCGCGGTGGCCCAAAAAACCACACTGTCGGCACTGCCAGAGTCTGCCTCTGGCCTTTTGCTTATGTTCACAATCGGGGCATACACTTGAAGTTCCGCGTTCGCTTCCTTTGAAAAAAGCCATGCCACAACGCTCTGATTTGTGTTCAAGGTAGCGGATGTCGCGCCCAAATTCCCACTGACTCATGCGCTGATTCTGATGCCTCCCAGACCGTTTGCGCTGCACCCCGTCTGGATTGCCCACAAACAAACGAGAAACACCTTCGCTGCGACAAAAGGCTATCACCTTGGCGGTGCCTTTGTGTTGCAGGTCTCGGCACCGACGCTCAGCGCGTGTGGTGACTTTACACCGCGCAACTTGTAACTTGCGCCAACGACGCGAACCCTTGGTACAGCGCGCACGCTTTTGGGCAATTTCTCCCAACGCAACATTGCGAGCCCGTTTCACCGCACGTATTCCACGCCCCGATACAACCATCGCTTTGCCGGTGTTGGTTGACACCGCGCACTGATGAATTTGCCCTAAATCCACCGTAGCTCGAACTTGTGAGTCCAAAGCTTGTAAAACAACAGCCGTTTGCTGCTCCATACAAACATGCAATTCATAACCATCGCGCCAAACTATTTTGCAACTGCCGATGGCTTCTGGCAACGACACCTTCAGTACAATCGACGCTCGACCTTGGCCCATTGGAAGGATGATCCGCCCTTCCTTACGCTTCACCGCTTGCGCTGGCCACAACAGCGGATAAAACCGCTTGTCGCGCCACGGATAACGCATCTTCATTTCTGGATGACTCTTGCGCAGCTCTCGCGTTGTTTTCACGTTCGCTAAAAACGCATGTGTCACCATTTGAATGCTTTGAGAATGCAGCGGATATTGGCCCTTTGTAGCTTTTTGCAGCTCATCCTTGCCTGGCCACGGAGTGTTTTCCTCCCGTGCTTTCAAATGAACGTTTTTGCAAAACGTATACACCTCACCGCTCGCAAGCTGCCCCGCATGCAACTGCTCACGCAGTCGGTGCGAAAGATGCTTGAGAGGGATGATTTTTACCGTTTGCATGTTCATTATCCTAAATGGTACTCCAACGTCCCTAACATAGAATGGAGTAGCATGCAAACAGATAAATCGTTGTACTCGCAGGGGAAAACACGATGGACACACTATCAGATTGCATACCATTTTGTTTGGATCCCCAAGTACCGACGCAAAGTGCTGGCGGGTGCCGTGGAGACCGAGCTAAAACGGCTAATAGGAGAGTGCTCCGAAAAATACGGATGGAAAATCTTGGCACTAGAAACCGATAAAGATCACGTCCACTGTTTTGTCAGCGCCCCGCCACGGTGGGCACCGGCGGTGATCGTAGGGCACCTAAAAGGCTACACGTCCAAGTTCCTGCGCGAAAAATTTCCAGCCCTCAAACGAGTTTGTGGACACGAGCAATTGTGGACACAAGCCTACTACGTGGGGACTGCGGGCGCCGTTTCAACAGAAGTCATTCGTCGCTACATTTCAGATTGCCAAGGCAAGTGATGCCGCTGCCGCGGCTCGTCACTCTCATCTCAATCCCCTAAAGGGGATGAGAATTCTCGCGCCGTTTTTTTAAATATGGGGACGGCGGCCAGTGGTTTAAGTTCGGGAACGTGCTCAAGCAAGAAGCCACTTTAGAGCGCATAGATTTGCGTTTATACTACAGAGATGGCGATTACGATTTAGGCGTAGATGTTAGGTACGTGTACTAGCACCTGCACGCAAAATGCACACGTTAACGCGCTACTTTCCACAGGCATAAAACATATGCACCCACACAGCACCTGCTGCGAACGTCGCAGTATCGTCGTTGACCGTCAAAATGACAGGTGTTTTTTCAGTGAGGGCGTAGGGGCCGTTTTTCAACAAGCCGTTCAAAGGCATCCATATCTGGGCTTCAGGTTTGACGCCCGACACAGCCGCGCCACCCACCACACCGAAATTGCCGAAGGCGTCGGTATCGGAAGGCACGCCAATGTCGAAATCGAATGTGGCTGAGGCGTCGGTGTCCAACCGCACACCACGCACAGCGCCGTCCAGCACTTTGCAGGCAGGCAAGTAGAACAAATACAACACATCCGCGGGTGCAGGGTCTGCGGTGAAGGAATAACCACCCCACGCTGCGTTGACCACACCGCCGCCGTATTCGGTCACGGGGTATGTTGCGCGTCCAGAACCGACAGGAATATCCGAGTATAAAGTAGCCATTAGTTGCCACCTCCTACCCTACTATGGGGGTAGGCTAGAGCCCGCACAACAACCATGTTAAAAATTTTTTAACAGGCGCATTTTTGCGTTTCTGCTGGCCTTAGCAGCGATAACTTTCAGCTCCAACACTGCTTCGTGGGGGAGTTGGGCCACCTTCCCGTTGCACTCCACGGCCCATAGGGTGGGGGAAATCTTCGAGTAGCGGAAGTCGTGCAGGCCAGTGGCCACTTCACGCAAAACTTCCCTGTAGGCGCTATTTCTCATCTTTATGCTCACCACCTGTGGTTGGTTCCAGCAACGCGTCTGTGGCGTCCACCGTTGCGCCTTGGATGACTTTTACCAGGTCTGCATCGCTTAGGGCATGCACGTGGGTGTGGGTGGTGTCGATGGTGGCTTCGATGCGGGACGACACCCTTGTCGCCTGGCCTAGCCATTGCTGGCCTAGCCATTTCAGCATCTGCACATCGCCTTTGACAGCCACGCGCCACTGTGCACGTCGCAGGGCTATGCGGCCAGCGTTGGCGTATTTGCGCATGGCTTTGTCGAAATCCATGTTGTACCGCGCCTGCACGGCTTCTTCCAGGAAGTCCTTGCGCACAGCGAGGGCAAAACGCACCTCTTCGGGGGTGCACTGCATGGCACAGAGGCGTTCAAAGAGGTCGAAATCCATCTTGTCAGCGAAGCGTTTGGCTTTTTCAGGCAGGTTCGACGGCAGGTTGCTGGTGGTGTGTGCGAACGCGTGCCCTGGGGGTGTGTGGGTAGGTTTGGGCTTGGCAATCGACACGTATTCTTTGTCAGGTGGTGGCTGCCATGTGTCCTGTGCATCTACGGGTGGCTGCCATGTGTCCTGTGCATCTACGGGTGGCTGCCATGTGTCTTCTACAGCGCTACCAGGTGCTGGTGCGTCCTGCGGGGTAGATTCGGTGTTGGTGGGTGAATTTTTGTCCATCACTTAACACCACTAGCACGTCTATTTGTCCGTGGCCAAGCATCCTGGCCGTCACTTTTTGGCCTGTGGTGGTCAAAGATTGCACCGTCATGCTGCCCTGGGTGGTGGCGGTTGCACTGGACACGGTGGTGGTGCTGGGCAGGGTTTGGGAGAAGTCCCATGTGCGGGTGGTTACCGTGGTCTCGTCGTGGCCGAATGTCGCTGAGATGCCATCCACGTCGTAGAAGGGTTGGGAGCGCTGGATGAGGGTCGTGCTGTTGTGGGCCATGGCACGATCGTAGCACGTGTGTCTTTTTTATTGTAGAAAAACGACATTAAAGATAAAATAACTATTATGAAATCAATACAAGAAGCTGTGGAAGCAAAAGATTTTAGTGTGCTGTGGCCGATGATGGTGGAATGGCTGGAGCTTAATAGTTACGCAGGTGGAAAGTTGTCGCCCCATACTCTGCGGTCGTACAAAAAAGGCGTGGAATGCTATCTCGAAGATTGTGGGCCAATACTTAGCGCGACGCCTAAAAGCATGAAGCTGTGGCGCAATGCGCTGGTGGAAAAAGGGTTGTGCGCTAAAAGCGTAAGCCTGCGCATGATTGCAGTTAAACAGTTTTATAAGGCCCTGCATGACAATGGGTTTGAAGATTTGCGACCATTCAATGGGGTTCGTGCACCACGAGACCCTACGCCCTCATGGGAAAAACGCGAGGCGTACAGCGAAGAAGAGGTGGCTAAACTTTTGGAATTTGCTAGGCCACAAGACAGGCTGCTTATCTTGCTTTGCGGGCATGCTGGACTGCGTATTTCAGAGGCGTTAGGGCTTAGCTGGAATAAAATAGACCTAAAAACAAGGAAGTTAACCGTTATTGGCAAGGGGCGTAAACAACGGACGGTGCCTTTGAGCCGGACCCTTGTTGGGGTGCTTGAGGGCATGGAGCGCAGCGAGGGGACGTTGGTGGGCTACAAAACCCAGCGCAATGCGTATGTTAGGATCCAAAGACTGTGCGTTGCGGCTGGGGTGCCTATGCGTGGCTTGCATTCGCTAAGGCATTATGCTGGTACGAAAATTATGCGTGCGACGAACTCCCTGGAAAACGTGGCGCGGATGCTTGGGCATGCCAATCTTGAGATGGCGCGGACATATGCCAAATGGACCGATGAGGGGCTTAAAGACGCTGTAGCCGCGTGGTAGGTTTTCTAGCGTTGCACCTGCCTGCCCACTAAACCACCCCCCTATGGCTGGATTGCCTAAAAAAATATATATCCCCCCCTGTTTGCGTATTGGAAGTTGATGCGGTGCGTCATTGAGAGGGGGGGTGGGGTCTTTTTTCTGGCTACAAATAGCACGTGTGTCGCTCAAAACATGGTGTGTGGTGGGGGGGAATTAATTTTGGTCTGTGTGGCGGGGGGGATATGGCCAATGGCTGATGGGACCCATTGTGTTTAGGCTACCCGCTGCCCCCTGGGTCCGTTTTTATGGTCCCAAAACGCGCCAGGATGCCCCCTGTTCGTTAAAAATCACCAGGCTATGTCGATGCCTACCCCTGCTTTTGTGTGGATTGTGGGGGTTTTATGTGGGTTTGGTGTGTGTGCAATGTGTTTTTCTTATGCTATGTGCGGCTTTCTTTTCCGATTAGAAGCGCTATCATGCTATCGTGTTGTGTTGTTTGGGTGATGAATTACACGTTATTCGTGGATTACTTGATTAGGCTGTGTGTGCGGAGAAGGGATAAAAAGCTGGGCATGTTGCGGATGATGTGACAAGCCCACCCGTTTCCCCCCATTTTCCCCAATATTTCCTCCTGCTCCCTCGTCACCTTCCCCCTCTCCGTCTTCAACTCCACCGCAATTCCCGCAATACCCTGAATTCTCATTTGTTCAGATCGCGTAAAAATCAACAAATCTGGACAACCTTTAAGCAATCCACGCGACTTCGCAAAACTAGCTTGCCGATAACTTCTCTTCCCCTCATTCGCAACATGCACAAACAAAATCCCGAATTCCCGCAATACCCTGCAAGTCTCCACCAATAGTACATCCTCCGACACGTCCATAATCCCCCCCCGCATTCAATGAACACCCGTTCAGCAATCACACAACACAGCACGAAAGCTACGTTATCGCACGATTTCGCACTCCAAATCCGCCCAAATCGACACTTTTTAACATCGCACACACTAGATATTTGCAGGTGCGTAAAACTTTACGCATCTTCGCAAAACATACATCTACAACTGTGCAGTGATGGGATTATGTGCAGTGGTAAGACAAGATTGGCCACACACCATGACGCGGTGCGTTAGGGAATTCTGCTTATCCAACGCGCCGTAAAACTCCGCCCTTTAGGGCGTGAGATATAAGGCGCACGCCGAAGGCGTAAATTTTTCTTTCCTTTCCGTCATTGAAATGTTAGGTGTCCAGAAAATAGCCATGCCATCTGCGATAAAAACCCTTAAAGTGCGTGTGAAAGATAAACACGCGAAAAAATTGCGGCGTATGGCAGCGTCTGTCAACTTTGTGTGGAATTACATCAATGATCTTTCTTTTAGATATTTTAAACAACACCGTGTGTTTTTAACAGAATACGATTTGCATCCCTATACCACAGGGGCTTCTAAGGAACTTAAAATCCATAGCCAAACAGTGCAGTGTGTTGCAAAAGAATACGTGACACGCAGAAAGCAATTTGCAAAAGCAAGATTGCGGTGGCGGAAAACCTATGGGACAAAGCGTTCTTTAGGTTGGATTCCTGTGAATACAGGTGCTTCTTGTTTTAAAGAGGGTACAGTTTTTCACAACGGCCAAAAGTTTTCTGTGTGGGATTCGTATGGTTTAGAACAATACCGATTTAAAAACGCTTCTTTCAATGAGGATGCCACAGGTCGATGGTATTTCAATGTGGTGGTGGAAGAAGCGGTTTCACAATCGGTGGGCAGAAAAGCTGTAGGCATTGATTTAGGATGCAAGAGCGCAGCCACTTGCTCTACAGGTCATAAAATTGAAGGCCGTTGGTATCGGACTCAAGAAGAAGCATTAAAGAAAGCCCAGCGGTATAAGAAAAAGAAACGTGCACGGGCTATCCACCGTAAAATCAAAAACATACGTAAAGATGCTTTGCACCATTTAAGTTGTAAGCTGGTGCAGAAAAATGCAGCAGTATTCATCGGCAATGTATCCAGTGCCAAGATGGTCAAGACGAAGATGGCAAAATCGGTTCTTGATGCCTCTTGGGGGATGCTGAAAACCATGTTGAACTATAAATGCGCTTACGCAAACGTGGTTTTTGAAGTTGTGGATGAAAAATGGACAACCCAAACCTGTTCATCATGTGGTGATAGGCCGTTTACACGGCCTAGAGGTTTCGCAGGGCTTGGAATAAGAGAATGGGTTTGTACCTCATGCGGCACACGGCATGACCGTGATGTCAATGCGGCCAAAAACATTCTCGCGGTCGGACTCGGTCGTCTCGTTGGAGGAATTCCCGTAAGGGATAGGAGCTGTGCTTAAGTGCACAGGGAATCCCGTGACTTTTAGGCATGGGAGGAATCAAAGAATCGGGCTCTGGACAAACTTCTGCCATAGATCTTAAAACTAATTCTTTTGTCACATTTTCTGGAGAGTTTTTGTAAAACCAATAAAGTTTTACGACGTCAGCATTTTCTGTGATTTTTTCTGTGATTGCGTCAACGTACCTGCAATAACGTTTAGCCACTTCACCCAGCACCCCCCCTGCCCTTTTTTTTGCAGCGAGGGGCTCAACACCCCCCACCCAATTTTTTAGCAGCACATCCCCTAAAACGGGCTGTACCCGCCCCTGGACGGCGCAGCACTGTTACCGCCGCCACCATACACCCGCCAAGTGTCCTGCGTCGATTGTGGGCCATTCTGGTGCGTTTTAGCCGCATCCACACGCGGGGCCACTGTGGCACCCCCCTCACGCATGACGTGGACGTCCGACGCAACCAGATTCGTGAAATAGCGGACATTCCCATCGCGCTGGGTAGGCGTGGACTTCATGCGGCATTTGACTTCCGCAATATCCCCCTCTTTGACCATGGATAGATTAGCCCCGGCACGGGTGTCTAAAAACGCAGTCACAGCCACGTGGTTTTCGTACGTACCCCGCTCACCTGCGTCTTCAACGGTGAGGATGATAGCCTCCACCACTTCCTTCCCCTGGCCCAACATCTTCTTTTCGACTGACAACACTTTCCCCACTACCACTCCAAAATTCATGCAGACTCCCCCTGTTTGGACGCCAGCTTTGGCGCCATGTCTTTACAACGGCTGGAACAGAATTTACGCATCCAGTGCATGGCGGAAATGTCTTTCTGGCA